ATCTTACTAAGCGGTTCTGTTAACTTTCTTATTACCGGTGTATAATTAGGGGCTAAAATACTTACTTCCAAACCGGTTTGGACTAAGTACCCCTCAAGCTTTAGCGCCTCTAACGCATTATCTATTTGCTCAACGCTTTTGTTAAGCACTTTAGCCATAACTTCCGGCGTAACTCTTTTGTCTTTACTAATTAAATCTAGCACGTTTGCTTTAAGAACATTAATTTCCTCGTCGGCAAACTTTTCGTAGTTTCTAGCTTCGTGGGTTTCTATAACGTCAAAATCGTTAACATTATCGCCACACGCTGCAAACTCGCTTAATAATAATTCGTCTTGCATTGATGCGAACGCTTGCTCCGTTGCCGGATCGTCGTCTACTCCTAAGAAGGTATCAACGTCGGCGTCTGTAAATCCAAAACCATTTTTAAGCATTAAGCTAGCTTGCGCTTTATTAATCTTACCATTTGCAAATTGTCTTACAATACGCATAACGTTTTGGTGTTGACGACCGCTTAAGTTAGTAAGCGTTGCATTTGCTTGTACCGGTTGTGCTATCGGTGTACCGCTAGCATCCGTTGGCATTTCACTCTTTAAGCCTAGCTTTTCTCTTATTTCCTCACGTGTCATGTTAGCACTCATAATAGCTTCGCTAAATTCAAAGCTTAATGGTTCTACCGGTATAATAGTATGCTCACCCGGAATACCCGCTAAATTCATAAGCTTACTAAAAGTAATTTCGTGTTCTTGTTGGCGCTCGTTTACGTATGTGTTAGCAAATATTTGGTATGCGTCTCTTATTTCGCTACGACCTCCTAATTGTCCTTCAGTCTTAATACCAAATAACATTGGACTAGTAACTTGATGACAACTAAATATTTCTTGTTGTATTAAATTATTTACGTTTGTAAAGTCTTCTTTTGTTAAACTTGTCTCGCCTAGGTCTACAATATCAACGGCATTTTCCCTACTTGGGTTAAATGCAATTACAACGCGGTCGCCGTCGTGATTTGTAAACTTCTTTTTAAGATCCATTTCAACGTCTGCTTGCTCCTCTTCTTGAGGTAAGCCGTTATTAAAATTGATTAACTTAGTAGCGACAAAGTTATGCTTAGCATTACCTAAAATTTGTCTACTTACTTGTATGTCACTTTCAATATAGTTTAAACCTTGAAAGTAGCTTGGTAACGGGTAGACGTCACTCTTAGGGTTGTATTGTTTTACAAAAAGTATTTGCGTACCTTTTGGATCGTTAATGTTAAAAGCCGGATATTCTCTAGGCTTTTCTTTAAAGTCGCTTAGGCTCCAATCGTTTTTAACATAAAAAGTAGACAAGTCTTTACTTGCTCTTACCTTTTGGAATTCAATATGGAATACGTCTTTAATCTTACCTAAAGCATTGTAAATGATTTGTAAGTAATAACCCCCTTGCAATTCATCGTCTAAAATAGATCGCTTTAAAATTTGATTCCAAGTTTCGCCATGGGTGTTAGCTTTTTGAGTAATATCCTCAAAGCCCTTACCATAAATGTAATTTACTTTACCTTTAATAATAGCGCCATGCTTAGGGCTTTCGCCGTAAAGGTCTATTAAGTAATTAGGGTAGTTATTTTTTTCGCCAAACTCGATATAATTGCGGCCCCTTTTCTCTTCAAATCTAGGTTGCTGCGCTTGATCAAATTGGACATTAATAATGTTATATGCTTTACTCACTTGAATAGGTTTTAAATTCGTTACATTGTTCATCGTATTGCGTGTCTGCGCATTCAGTAGCTTCATGTAAATACATAAAGCCCTCTTCTACTATCGCGCCACTTAAGGCCTCTTTTTTATTTGTTGCACTTGCTTGCTCGCGAATCTTATAACGCCACGTGCCACATTCTTGCTTATCAAAAACCGACTTTAATACCAATACTTTTTGGTATCTATTGTCGGTGCTTATGTTAGTCCCTACAAATATAACACTATCTTCGGTAGCACTTGTAAAAATAAATAAATATTTTGGGTTAGAAATTGTCGCCAATTCTAAGCCGGTAAATATTAAATTATTATCAATCCCTTTATATATATGCAACATTTGTTTATAAATTAAAAAACCCCACCTACGCAATGTAGGTAGGGTCTAATTAAATAACTTGCTTAGGTAGAATTACCCCGCAGTCTCAAGCGCCGCACCTACGCTAGCGCTTACTTGTAAAAAGTCATCCTTTTCAATACCGGTTAAAGTGATATTGTAGCCGTTACGATCGCCCGCAGCGGTACCACTTGTAGACTCGGTAGAGGCCAAGTAAAGGCCATTTCCTTCGCCGTACATTCTATAAACGCCATCCATATCTAAAGTAACCGCAACTAGCTTGTTTTTAGCTAAGGTACGTACAATGTTTGCAGTTGTAGAGTCTCTTTTGTTCAAAGGGAATACTACTTGGTGTGTATAGAAAACTGATCCATTCTCTTCGGATGCAGTTGCGTTAGAACTTGTATTTGCGGTTGCACGTGGCACCTCAAATTTATAAAATCTTTTACCCGTTGCTTTAGTGATGCCGGTAACTAGACCACTCACTTCAGCTACGGAAGTAATATTGCCGAACTCGGCTAAAAACACGGCTTGTAAGCCTCCGATATTTTCGCGGCAATCTATTGTATATCCGCTAGTTATTACACATGGCATGTTAAAAAAAGTTTAAAAAAAAGGCGGCTTATTCACCGCCTTTTCTTGTTTATAATTTAATTAGATCGCTGCTTTGAACTTAACAACTAAAGTTGTGTAAGCTAAACCAACACCCAATTTGAAAGCTACTCTATAACGAACTTCGTTATTATCTTTAGAATACCAAATCATGTAGTTTTCCTCTTCAGCTTCTAAGTCAAACGCCATTGCGATATTAGACAAAGTTGTTGCGTAAATGTCACCGGTTCCGTTCAATCCGTTAACCGCTACTAATTCTACATTTGTACCCGGGATAACGAAAGTTTGGTTTGCGTCACCATCAACTTTGTAGTTGTAAAGGTTTAATGCTTGGTAAGCTAAAACTGCTAATCTGTAAACATCGTTACCAACCATAACTTTCAAGTCTTCAGCGTCGATGATTTCTACCGGGATAGCTTTGTAAACTGCATTCAATACACTTACTACGTTAGCAGCGGTAATTGTTGCAATAGGGCCACCTGATACATAACCTGATACGTTTGCGTTAACCGCAGAACCCGCATCGATTAATTTGATTAAACCATCAAAAGGGCTTAAGTTAGGGTTTGCACTTGTAGTGTCACCTTGCCAAATTCCAACTTCTAATTGCTTAGCAATCATCTTGTTCTTTTGCTCTGTGAACTTAGTTTGAAAATCAGCCCATCCGAAATCTTCGTAAGTTGATCCCGCTTTTAAAGCTTCTTGAGAGAAATAAGCTTCAAAATCTTTAGGACAGATTGTCTCTTCGATTTTGATCTTACCTACTACTACTTCAGCTTGGCTTAAAGTTGTTGCACCTGAAGGGTTCCAACCGCAAGAATCAACTTGGAAATTAGCGTTTGTAGCTAACTTAGGGATTTTTACGCTTGATTTAACTTTAGGCAATAAGATACCGCCCGCCTTCAAGTAAGTTTGAGTCTTAGCCGAGAAAACGGCTTCGGTTAACAAAGGAGCAATTTCTTGTTTAGTATATGCTGCAATGTTTGAAAATACTAATGACATATTTTTTTAATTTTAGTTTATGAACAGATTGATTTTGAGAATTTTTCGAACTCGCTCTTTGCATCTAATTTTTGATCTGCAAAAGCGTTGCTTGTTTTAACACCCGCATCCGGTGCGCTTTGAGGCGCTTCAACTAGCATCTTGCTAATTTGCATTAACCCCTCAATTACTTTGTTTGCTTGGCCTAACTTAGCTTCGTATTGTGCAAACTTATTTTCGTAAGCAGTAAACTTGTCGTTTGTTGCTAATTCAAAAGCTGCAAATTTCGCGCTCATGTCTTCAACTTCCGGGGTTTCTACTTCCGGCATATCTTCCATCTTAGGCTTAATTTCCATAATAACGCCGTTATCTGCTAATACGATAGTTTCGCCACTTTCTAACATGTGTTCGCCAACCGGAGCCGCTACACCTTCGATAGTTACGATACCGCCTACTGCTAATTCAGTTACTTCAACGATAGTGCCGTCTTTTAATTTGGCTTCCATCATTTTAACCGGAGCCGCAGTTTCGCCGCTTGGCATAGGCATTTGTTCTGTTCCTACTAGTTCTGCAAAGAACATAGAAACTTTGTCAAGAATGTTTTGTGCTTGTTCCATACTTTATATATATTATTTAAGTGTTAAAGGTACTTTTAGTAATTCTGCTAGTTCTGCTAGCTTTTGTTCTGCATAAGTAGGGGCCTTCTTTTCGCTTGGATATTCAAAGTAACCCTCTACGCTAAAGCCTTTTACTTTGCCTTGTTTTATTAATTGCCACGCTTGTTCGTTTTCAACGTAAAAGCTTCCAAACCATGATCCGTCTTTAGCATCTTCAAATCCCGCCATCGGGTGTATGCCTCTAGCTTTGTCAACTATAAAGCTTTCAAACATAATAAGGCCTTCAAGCTGCATGTCTTGATCGTGCATTAAATTAACATTGCCTTGGTAGCCTTTTTTGCTAAACTTAATCGCAATGTCTTTTATAGTCTCTGCGCTAAAGGTTACAAAATGCTCACCAAACTTCTTATTGTTTCTATAAATAGGCTTGTCTGCTAGCATCAATGGCCCGCTTATAATATGTTTGTCTTCGTCTTGAATTGCAAAATTCAACTTTGGCTTATCGTTTGAAAAATGTTGCTCCCACATTGAATTGCAAATAGCCACCGCTTGATCCGTTTCTTTGCCTTCGCCAATTACATAACTAATACATCTAGGTAAAAATGCGTCTTTACCTTCACCTTTCGTTGGTTGTATAAAATCTTGACTAAAGGCTACAAAGTCACGTTGAATCGCCGGCTTGTCTACAAGTGCAATAAACGATACCTCGGCGTCGTCTTGCAACTCTTCTTGAATCTTAA